AAATTTAACAAGAGATTGCCAAGAGTGTAATGGTTGGGGAACTGTAACAATTGAACACAATGGAACTGAAATTCCTTATTTGCAGGATGTAGTGGATTACGAATGTATGTCATGCTCAGGAACTGGCCAACAATTAGATTTAGATTTAATTAAAGAGCGAATTGATGAGGTTGAATACATGATTGACGGTATGCAAACACGAATGAGAATGTTATCCGATTTTATTAAAACTTCAAACAAAGGCTACCTACCTAATTTAGCTAAAAAATACAGTGATAGATTAGAGCTTTGCTCAAGAGCATTAGGACGTTTGTTGAACTATAAAAGAAAATAGCATAACTTAGCCATGTGAAATATTTAACGATACTTTTATTTCCTTTCATTATAGCCTTATTCTTTTTGGATAGGGCTGTTTTGCTTTTTATTTGGAGCGTTCCGAGTATTAAGATTCAGAAATGGTTGTTTAATGAGTTGGAAATGCGAAAGAGTTTGATTCGTGTTTTGGGTGGTTTAATAGTTGTATTATTTATTTTATTGTTGTTTATAATTGGACACTAACCGTTTTTTAAATGACCTTTACGCAGACCATAAACACTGGATTAAAGTTGTGCGCTCGTTTGGAGAGTATTATTTAGCTGAAGATATAGTTCAGGAAATGTATTTAAAGCTGGCAAAACACGAAAACAAAGAAAGATTTTATCGTAACGGAACTATTTACAAGGGTTTTGTATGGATTGTTTTACGAAATATGTACTATGACTACGAAAAGAGTAAACAAAGGCTACAGAAAGTCGATATAACGGAAGCAATTCAGTTAGTTGATGAAAGTAGTCCATACGAAAAAACGAACGCTCAAAAGCAATTAGAAGTAAAAATAAACGAAACAGTAAACAGTTGGCATTGGTACGACAAATTATTATATGAACTTTACCGAGATACAGGAATGAGTACGCGCCAAATACAAAAATGCACTGGAATCAGTTTTAAGTCAGTATGGCAAACGTTAAAATACTGCAAGGATAGTTTAAAAATAGAAGTAGGCGAACATTATGAGGATTATATTAACCAAGATTATGAATTAATAAAATAAAAACATGGCAAGAAAAAGACGAACAAAAGCTGAGATATTAGCAGCTGAAAGTAAAGGATTAGGAGATACCGTTGAAAAGGTACTTGAAGTAACTGGAGTAGCAAAAGTAGCAAAATGGTTATTAGGTGAAGATTGCAACTGTGATGAACGCAAAGCAAAGTTAAACGAGTTGTTTCCGTACAGAAAGGCGAAGTGTTTAGAACAAGCTGAATACGATTGGTTAACAGAATGGTTTGACAAAAAGGCGGAAGTAATAAAGCCAAGTGAACAAAAAACAATACTTGCAATTCATTCAAGAGTGTTTGGAGTACGTAACGAACCAACAAGCTGTGGATCATGTATTTTAGAAAGAGTAAACCAATTAAAACAAGTTTATAACACATACGAAGATGCCGATTCCCAAGCCAACAAGTAACGAAACAAAGTCAGAGTTTATTCAACGTTGCATGACCGATGACAAAATGGTAAATGAGTTTGAAAATACAGACCAAAGATTAGCAGTTTGTTCAACAAGTTATGAAGATAACCTATCCAAAAACACGAACGAAAATTGAGCCTAACATTAACCAGCGATTACTATATTGTATTTATGAACCCAAATAAACATAAGTCAGATTGGAACGCTCTAAGGTTAATAATGCAAGTAACAGAAATAAACTATTGTGTGTTCATAGATTACAAGTTGTATGCTATGGAAATTTACCCGGTAGATAAAGACGAATACGAAAGTTATAAATACAACCCTAATTAAATGAAGTTAGTTAAAATAAGTGAGGTTAAACCAAACCCAAAGAATCCAAGAATAATAAAAGACGGAAAATTCCAAAAGTTAGTTAAGTCTATCCAAGAATTTCCTGATATGCTAAATAAACGCCCTCTAATCGTTTTTACAGATGTTGACGGTAAATATATTGTCTTAGGTGGTAATCAACGCTTAAGAGCGTTAAAAGAACTAAAACACGAAACCGTACCTATTATAGTAGCAGACGAATGGACTGAGGAACAGAAAAACGAATTCTTAATAAAAGATAATGTAGGTTTTGGAGAATGGGATTGGGATAGTTTAGCGAATGAATGGGATGCTGAAAAATTAACGGATTGGGGGTTAGACTTGCCGTTAGACGTAAGCGTTCAGGAATTAGAAGCTGAAGAAGACAATTACGAAATACCAAACGAAATAACAACCGATATTGTTTTAGGTGATTTATTTGAAATAGGCGAACACCGACTACTATGTGGAGATAGTACACAAGTTGACACTTGGCAAAAAGTAATGGATGAGAAACTTTGCGATATGGTTATGACTGACCCGCCTTACAATATAGATTACGAAGGAAAAACAAAAGATGCTTTGACAATACAAAATGACAATATGAGCAACTCAAGTTTTTATCAATTTTTATACGAATTTTATACTGCATTGGGAAGCTATACAAAAAAGGGCGGAGCTTGGTATGTTTTTCACGCGTCAACGGAAACCGTAAACTTTTCAACCGCGATGATAAATTCAGGACTTTTATTAAAACAATATTTAGTATGGGTTAAAAATACAATGGTATTAGGAAGGCAAGATTACCAATGGAAACACGAATTATGTTTATACGGATGGAAGGAAGGAGCAGCGCATTATTTTACAAACGAAAGAACGCATACAACGGTTATAGAAGACACTATAAATGTAAACAAATTAACCAAAGACGAAATGAAAAAAATGCTAACTGAAATGTTAAGCGATAAAACCAAGTCAACAATAATACACTGCGACAAACCACACCGAAGCGCAGAACACCCAACAATGAAACCAATTTTATTATTAGCACCATTAATTCAAAATAGTTCAAAAGAAAACGAAATAGTTGCGGACGGGTTTTTAGGTTCAGGTTCAACAATGGTAGCATCACACCAGCTAAAACGCAAATGTTACGGAATGGAATTAGACCCTAAGTATTGTCAAGTTATAATTGACCGAATGAAGAAACTTGACCCGAGTTTAGAAATTAAACGCAACGGAATTACAATGTAAAAACAGAGTTATGGAAGGAAAAAACGGAGGTACATTAAAACCATTTGAACAAGGCGAAAGCGGAAACCCTGCTGGACGTCCGAAAGGAAGTAGAAACCGCAGTACAATAGCACGTCTTTGGTTAGAAACAACACAAAAGGCAAAGAACCCAATAACAGGCGTTGAAGAAACTTTAAGCCAAGAAGACTTGGGAACTTTGGCAATGGTTAAAAAAATGCGGGACGGCGATGTTTCAGCATATAAAGCACTTATGGATAGTGGCTACGGTGCGCCTGTTCAACAAATAGAACAAACCATTTTAGAACAACCATTATTTCCTGATGTTTCAGAGAACGACAGCAACAAATAAGGTACTGGCTTTAAAAAGACGAACTAAAATAATTCAGGGTGGTTCGTCGGCTTCAAAAACGTATTCTATTTTAGCCGTACTCATAGATAAAGCAACAAAAATAGCAGGACTTGAAATAAGCGTAGTTGCTGAATCAATACCTCATTTAAGACGTGGAGCATTAAAAGACTTTCTTAAAATACTTAAATGGACTAACCGCTATAATGATGATCAGTTCAATAAATCTTTATTAACCTACAATTTTAAAAATGGGAGTGTTTTTGAATTTTTTAGTGCGGATGATAGCTCTAAGTTACGTGGTGCTCGGCGTGACATTCTTTATATTAACGAGTGCAATAATGTTACCTTTGAATCTTATAATGAACTTGCTATACGGACTAAAAAAGAAGTATTTTTAGACTTCAATCCAGCTAATGAGTTTTGGGTACATACCGAACTAAAAGACGAACCCGACGCAGACTTTATAATTCTTACCTACAAGGACAACGAAGCGCTTGACAAGTCAATTATTGACCAAATAGAAAAGAATCGCGAGAAAGCCTCTACAAGCACGTATTGGAGTAATTGGTGGCGTGTTTACGGCTTAGGTGAAATTGGAATGCTTGAGGGCGTTATATTCTCTA